GTAGTCATAGGTCATACGGATCCTTATAGCGCAGATCTCCTTTATACATCGTGCTCTCACTTTTGACACCAGTAGTGTTCTTTTCAAGCTCAATCAACTTTTGAATAAAATGAGCAGCTTTCTGCAAGTCTTGAACAGCATTATCTTTCAAGTAGCACCGCTCGATGTATTTTGTAGCGCACGCCTGAAAATAGTTGAGGTTAAGGCGATCAACGCGATCCCAGTGCTCTTCACCATTACCGTCGTTTTTATAATGGTCACCACCAATTTGAGTTTTATTTGCTGACATTGGCCATCTCCTCAATAATATTAAACAGTTCACTCTCTCTAGTCGCTAATACAAATTGACGAGCGTAAGATAAATACGTGTTCAATATGGCGCGCATTTGAGAGTTACCCATACTCATTTCTTGAACACAGAATAATGCGCCATGGGCGATGTCTGCTAATTTCAAAGTACGCTTGTCACGTTCATTTAAATCAGGGAACTGAATACCAGCTTCAAACATTAATTTGTTTTCAAGATCACTAATTTGAGAAGTTATACCGTATTCTCTTTTAGCGGGGGACGGAATGTCGCCTGTCACATGTTCACTAAGATCGTGAAATAGCGCAGCCATCAGTAAGGACCGACTAGCTTGAGGGTCTAGCAATAGAGTGACCATGGCCACTCCATGAGAATGATGCCCGACTGTCTCTGTTGAGATCACATTCTTGGTGTGAAATCTTCTGACAGCAGAACCATCTAATATAAATTGTAGAGTAGTTTTCATTTCAGTTTTCCTTTATGAGTTATATAATAACTATGGCTTGTTTTATTGTAAAAGGCAAGTTTTATTTTTGCCGCCTTTCTATCCATTTCGACACGGCTAATTTCCAGTCAGTCGCAGCGATATCATTTATTAAATGAGAACCATCGCTAACACCTTCTTTACGCTCCCTGTATATATGGGCCATGGGTAGTGCTACCTCATTAAAAAATGGGTGAGTATAATTCCTATGATATCCTTTGTGAAGATTACAGAAGTTTTCACAATCTTCAAGAAAAGCATTCATGTCCATATTTTTCATTATAGGGTAAGGTGAGACCTCGCCAGCGTTATAAGCGTCATGGTCTCTGCTGGGAGGAGAAGTTAAGAAATCACCGATGTCATACAGTTCAGTGTATAAATGAAAATTAACTGAGATTTGATTATACACCCCCACTCCTAAACCCAAAGACCTCGCAACAAACTCCTGCAAGAAACTGAAATGCACCGCATTAGCTCCGTAGGCACCCCACCAAATATCATTAGATCTATTAAAAACAGTCATTACCACTCTGTCGTTAATTATTTGAAAAACAATCTGAGTGTTACATGCCTTGTCAATAGTCTTTTTATATAGATCTTGAGAGTCCCACATTTGCACAACAGCCTGACGAGTGCTGGGATCTGTACGTAATAAGTTAATTACATCAATTAACTGGTCATGACCAAAATGCTGTCTCCAACGCCACCCGTACGCAGCATTAAAGTTTCTACCGTCATCACTAAAGTTAGCCATATTCTTATTGAACTGAGAAACAAATCCCACGTCTTTACGACCCGCAATCATCCATATAGCTTCCATTAAATGGAATATAGGGTTAGCGTCTCTGTGCGGGTCGAATAAAACACGCTCCTCAGGGTGGCGGTATGTCGTAGTTACTACACCTGGATAAACCAATGCTGGCCCATTCCTAGTCTCCTGAGGTTTAAGTCCCATAACTTTAAGTTTCCAGAAAATTTCTGAAAAGGCTTCGTTAACATTATCAACTACAAGTTCCATAATTAAAATCCTGTTTCTGGTCTGTACATACTTTTGGGTGTACCTTCATTAAGCACGGTACGAGTGTATTTGCTGTATTCACACATCACGTTCTGCACGTCATGGAGAGTGAGGTCAGTAATATCTAGCTCTTCTTTAATTGCCTCATTTAATGTAATCAACTCATTATTAAAATCATCCTGTTTCCAAGACGCATATGGGCCTCGCTTTAATAGATAGTTTAAACCTTTGCTACTACCAGGGCCGATGGGTGCGTAAGTATAAAGGTCTATCGCTTTAGCTAATACGGCGTCGCCATAAGTCAAATCTGCTGCGACCTGCCCTGCAATAAACGTGCTTATGCCAAAGCAGCCTGCCAACACATTTACAAAATTCTCAACAGAGTTGTGATCAAAGAAAGAATGATCTATTTCATCTCCTACTTCAAGAGCAGGTGAAATAATGTACCTTGCCAAGGACAAGGATTTCACAGAACCTACATCTTTCTTAGTAGGATAGACCATGTATGCTCCGGAGTAAACTTTACCGCCATCCAACTGAGCTCTAAACTCTTCTATACTCTTTGAGAATACAGCAGGGTCAAAGTTACCTGCGTCGTCAAGTAATATACCGTCATCAATTAAACGCTGCAGTGTGGGTGGCCAGTTAACCAGCCTGCATATTAAAAGAACAAACCAAAGATCTTGCCTATAATTCTCAGTTGAATAAAGATTTATAACATTCTTTATGATCCATTCACTAACGCGGTCATCCTTACGCCTGATATTAGTAAATTTATATTTACTTAAAATAGGGTCAAAGGTCAATGCGCCGTTAAACCTATTTTCTTTCGCAATGCGCATGGCTTCTCTTTCCCATACGAAATAGAGAAGAGCCTCTGTAGACACAATAGTATCTTTATCAGGCATGTGGTACGGATTACTTTCAATCATGATATTTCAAAGTCCTTTATTATTTTGACTAACGGGGGATGAGTGTTCATGTGGTCAACATCAACTACCCTGAAACCAGCTTCAGTTACATGTTGACGACAAGCTGTGACGCCTCCAAATTTAGCAACCAAATTTTTAGGGTTAAACTCTTTGGTGTTTCCTGCGGTGAGCCTGCGATTAATAACCCTGTCTATACATTTATCTTGAGGAGTGTCTAAGAAGGCATAGACAGTGCATCCAGTCTCTTCAGTAATCTGAGTGACTTTACCCCCAAGACCAGAAGCAGAAACGAGAGCGCCCTCGTAAAGAACATGACCTAGGGCGTGTGCCTTTATTATTCTTTCTGCGACCTCTAATTGAGTGTTAATAGAGTCTGTACCTCCGCAAACATTATCGTACTTGCCGACAATAAATAATGGTTTTTCAACATCAAGAGATGTGAGGTCTATTCGATACCCCATTATCTTTTTACCACCCATTAAGGTTTCAGAAGGGTAATCTTCTATAAACTTTCTAACTGCGGTAGTTTTACCTGAGCCAAAAGTTCCTGATAATCTCAATATAACATTAGGCATCTAAGAAATGCTCCCCTCTGTACGGACGACCAGTCAATTTAAATATAGCCGCATGTTTATTAATGTCAACCCTAGTGTTGGAGCATTCAGCTCTGAGCCATGTAGGTAAAAGCTCAGACCTCATATCTTTAAACACTTCAACATCTAATCCTTTTTCTTCTGCCCATTCAATTCGTGACCAGCCCATATCGGCGTACACACCAGGGTAACGTCTACCAAAGAAATGATTCTTGAAAGTGCATAAGTTGCTCTCAAAAGTGAAGTTACCTATGTTGGGCGTCTCAGGGTTATGCCTAGCAAACCGATCCAAATAAGACTCGGCTGCTGAATTCAACCAGCCACATATTTTTCCAAAGTCTGGGTAATCTCCTTTGAAACCGTTCTTCATTCGTTTGTCCCAGACGAACTTGTCAGCACCATGCAATATCATCATACCATTACGATGAGATTTACTGCCTGATTTATCTTCAAATAATAAGTCATCACAGTCTGCACCGAATCCATTCAAGTAAACATATTCAAGATAACTAAATGATGACAAGCGACCGAAAGAGTCATACCCGTCCCTAACCCTTTTCCACAATGTTTGATAATCTCCTGTCAGCATCTCTTCTTGAGAATTGAAATTACCCAAAAGGTTAGCATAAGATTTGATTGCGTCAATGGTGTCTTTCTTTTGATACCTCCTGTCAGTGTCATACTGCAGGTTTTCCCAGTTTTTATCAAACCAGTCAGTAAACTTATTTAAAGTAGAACCCGCCGGAGGGACCTCAGGAAGCTCATACATTAGCCTTAAAGATGTTATTGGGTTTTGCGTCATGCCATTTAAAAAGGCAAACCAGAGCTTATCCTCAGCGTCCCAGTTATAACGCTTAGCCAATTCAGGCAGGTACAGATAAACCAGTCCAGGCATAACACCATATTTCAAGTTCACATTGTAGAGCGCATCAAAGTATTCTGTGCGGTTTTCCCGCAAGCGATAATCTTTATCAGTTATCATAGTTATTCCTTTACTGGCTTTAAGCCTTTGTGACCTTCTCCGGCAGCAATCTTTTTGTACCTTATAGGATTGAAATCTATATTGGTCGGTTCTATTTTAATATAAAAGCACGTGCCGTGATAAGCCATTGCTGTGACTTTATACCCGTAATGTTCTTCAAAATAATCACTAAATGCACCCGCATAACTTTCTCGGTCATTAGTCACTTCATACCCTCTTGCAAGCAAGTTAGGCATTGTGAAGTGCCAGCGACAGCTGGAGCCATCAGTAATTATTATGGCTTCAGGCTTATGAGCCACCATTCGTTCCATTTCTTTACGCCATTTACCATTACTATGTTGTATTAACGTAAAGAAAGGAAAGTCACAAACGTATATATCAGCAGGCATGACCCCTAAGCTCTCATGCGCATCTTCTTTAGAAACAACAACATTAGAATAACCAGCCATGCAGTATTTGAGCTGATTAACGCAGTCGTCATCAAGTTCACCTATAAAATGATGCTCAGGCTTTACCACATGCTGTAATGCTACTGAGAAAACACCACAGCCTCCGAACGGCTCTTGAATAACTGAGGCACCTAGGTGCTCATTTAAAAGAAACTCTTGGCAGAGAACATTCTTACCAGTCTCCTGCCAGCGTTTATTTAAATACTGATAGTAGCTGTAATGTCCATCAGGCATTTTCTGAGGCTCGCCAGGAAGAAGCTCAAAATCATATTTGTCTAATATTTTCCATTTAGTGGTCATTAAGATGCCTCCGTATAAAAAGGTTCTATCACCTTGGTATTAGCAGCACTACCTACAATCCAGAACGCAGTACTATCGTCACGATCCAGATTGTTAGTTTCTCTAAGCCATCTCCACATTTTAGCCTCATACGTGGGATGGAATGTTATGCCCTCATAAACTTCTCCTGTGAATTTTTGAGAGTATGAAGCGTATTTGTTATCATGTAAAGAATAATGCTTCCATTTGAACGGTAAATTTTTATAGTCTACACCCATTAATTTTAAACGTGCTGCCATCCAGTCTCTCTTATCAGGTCCGATAGCTATTGTAAATAATTCTTTAAGGTTTTTCGGGTCCCTGCTCAGACCTAAAACGACACTGGTTAAAGAGTTACATGAACCCGCAGGCATGATCAACCTTTCAACCTCATCAGGCATATTGCTCGTTTGATGAGCACCGACCTCATGAAACTTCTTAACATCTTCAGGATCATATCTATCATGGGGTACAGTTATACCATATTCAACAACCAAAGAAGATGGCTGTGTCAGGTCAGCTACTTTCTTTTGAAGTATCGGGTTATAAGGACCGTTAGCATATTCAAATACCGCCCCAAAACCTGCAGCAATCTTAGGATTGTCATGGTTCAAGACCGTATGCGGCTTGCTGTAAACTACCTGTCGGTTTCTCAGACCATAGTGGGCGCCAACTATAGCGCTCATGCTAAGCTGAGGTGACTGAATAGAAGCCCCAGTCACTATGTGGGACTTCCCTTCTTTAAAGCGATTAACGTACCATATGAGCTGTCTCATTTTAGAACCATTAGGACCGCTATAACCGAGAGGTGCGAAGTAGTCTTCTCTTTTGAACCACACCCCAGATTTATTCTGCCAAGGAGTGAAAGAAGATAAATAATCTTCCCATTTAATGACATCTCTGTTTAGAGATTTGTTTTCAAAAATACTATCCATTACGCTTTAATCCTGACTGAGCTAATTCAAAGGTGCGCTCGTTGATGGTCACAGACCCTCTAATACCAGCCTTAGCGGCTGTGTAGAGCACCCTGGTGAGCCTATCTACTTGAGCACCTGTGATCCATTTAGGATATGCCTTCCAAAGCTGATGAACATTCAACGCCAACGCTAAAGATAAGCCTTCAGTATCATAAACTATAATAGTTCTGTCTAACTGAAGAGAGGTGCTCATCGCTTGACGACGAGTTGAAACTTTAGGAGCTTCTTCTATTTTGAGCTCAGTTTCAGGGTCTACTACGCCACCCTCTTTTATTTCCTGCAAGACCTGAGATAATTGCTCGCAGCGTTTCACACCTGTGGCGTGGTCACGAAACTTTTTAATGGGCTTCACACCTTCCCAGTTATTATAAAAAGACACAAGCTCTTTAGATGACATTTGTTGAAAATTCGGCGTCATGATCATTCTCCTTTGATCTTGCGTAAAGCAGCGTACGCTTTGTCGCAATATTGAAAAGTGTTATTGTAGTCTGGCCATACATCTGCTTCAACCATTTCACAGTAACGGACCTGGGCTCTGACTTCATCCTTAAAGTCTTCATTACCCACCCAGCCGAATAGCGAAATACCCGCTACCCCAGCCAGCACAGCCATAAAGCTATTTATTGCTCTACGGCCTCTCATATGTCTTCTTCTGGATTGTATGGGGTGCAGTA